CCTGGGTCACGTCGAACGCGGTGAACATATTCAACAGCACGGTCGTCGCGTCAGAGTCCAATACCTGACCCTTGATCGCGCCCATGCGTTGCCATTCGATGGTGACATCGAGGTCGCGGCGCATTTTTGCGAGCTTTTTGTTGACCACGTTTTGCAACGTCTCAACTTCGGTCTCAGAGCCGAATGCACGCAGGTTCTGCACCTCGTCGGCGTTAACCGCACCGCGCTGAGGCAAGTGAACGATGTTGAACGAGCGCAGGTTGCGCTTCTCGTTGGTCACAGGGCGACCAGGGGCTCCGCGTGCTGCGGACGGCACCAGGGACAGGGTGAGACCCTGACGCTCAATGGACACCGAGGTGGTGCTGATGCCCTCTTCCGAGAACCAGCCGAGTTGCCCGATACGCCCCGGAACGTGGGGCATATCGTTGATGGCTTTGGTCAGTTGGGACAACGAGAATGCGTCGTTGCCGAATACATCAAAATGCATGGTTATTCTCCGTTTGCTAAGTGCGCCGACTTAGCGGCAGATGATTCCGAGGGCCTTCAACTCGACCTTGGCCGGGGCGTCGATGCCGGTCAGCTCAGACGAGACAACCTCCGCGTCGCGGACAATCACGACTGCTTTTTGGTCAGCAGCGCGGTCATCAACTGATGCGTACAAAATGCCGGCAGCCGTTTGCGTGCCGTCTACGGCAGCGTTGGAATAAGGCGCGTACTTGCCGCTTGCGGTGATCACACCGACTACGGTTCCCGGAACCATTGCAGGTGCCGTGGACGCAATCACAACCTCTTCACGGCTGATGCTTCCGTTGCCTTCCGACAGCAAAAACTCAGCGGTGTGCTTACCTTCGATCAGTGCCATTTAATGACTCCCTATTGCTAGTTTTCGCGCGGCCCAGATACCAGCGGTAGTCACTGCCGTGGGCTGCGCAGCCTGGACCGGCGAGTTGCTGTTTTTGATTGACGTGTCAATGGGGGCGGCCTCGTCCTTCTCGGCGAGTGCTTGCGCAAGCTGGGCGCGAACGTCGACCAGTGGTGTGCTTGCGCGGATGAATCCGGCTGCGGCGTCAGGCTTCTTGACGAGGGCGCAGAGCGCCTTGACTTCGCGGGCTTGCGTGAGTACCGCATTCATCTCACCAAGCGTGGTGAAGCTGTTGCTCACGGCCCAGTCTGCAGAGAACTCTTCGAGGCCCATTTCCTTGGCCGCTGCGACCAGTTGGTCAACTGTGAGCGCGACAGGGGCTGGTGTTGGTGCTGGAGTTGACTCAGGCGTGTTGTCGACTTCGGGCGCGAAAAGCGCCTTCACTTCGGCAGGGAGTTGCTCAATGTCAAAACTGGCCGAAACGCGGAGTGACGGCAGAACCTCGTCTGCGAATCCAGCCGCCTTGGCTTCCGTCGCGGTAAGGAACGTTTCGTTGTCCAGCAGGGCACGAACCTCATCCTCAGACTTACCCGTGCGGGCAACATAGGTTGTCACGATTGACGTGTTGATCTTGTCCAGCACCTCGCCGAATGCGCGGTGCTCATCCGCATTGCCCATCAGTGGACCCATGCAGTTGTGGACCATCAGCAAGGTGTTCTCGGGCATGACGCGCTTGTCGCCGGCCATGAACACAACGCTGGCAGCGCTGGCGGCAATGCCAACCACCTTGGTGGTGACCTTCGCACCGCTCGCCCGCAGCGAGTGGTACATCGCCAGGGCGTCAAACAACGAGCCGCCCGGGGAGTTGATGGATACAGTGATCTCTGAGACTTTCCCCAACGCTTTCACGTCGCGGTCAAACGCAGCACCGGATACACCGAATGCGCCGATTGCGTCATGCACAGTGATCTCGGGCGCATCGGCCTTCTTTGCGGAAATTGCGTACCAAGTCTTCATCGGACACCCTTTACTGATTGCGCAAAGTCTATTGCGCAAAAGGGGTCTAAAACTTCAGCTTAATTTCGCAACTGGGAATGAAAAAAGCGAGCACTCGGCTCGCTTTTATTTGAGGACGGGGTGGTCAAAAACCCTTTAGCAGAACATACCCGGCAGTGACGCCAACACCCGCTGTCGATACAAGAACGCGCACCAATTGCGACTGGACGTTGACGACCGTCGTTTGCACGCTGCTTGACGCGACCGCAGTCAGCGGCGAGCCAATTGAGTACCACGATGCACCTACGTCATCAGAGCCCTGGATCTGAAGCGATGGCGCAGTCGTCGTGATTGCGCCGACGTTCACGACCAATTGAACGTTTCTGCAGTTCTGGATGTTCAGTGCGGGAGTGGCGGAATTTAGCGTCGTCAGCACAACCGATCTGTCGATCAGTTGCCTCACCGGGTCAACCATGTCGTTGCACTGCAACCTGTTGACAGCGCGTGTAAACGACGGCGTTGTTCCGGCCACGGTCTGCACGTAGCGGACACGGTTGCCGTTCATGGCGAGCTTTGGACTGCGGTACATGCCCGTCGCCGTGATGCGTGGGAAGTCATAGACCTTGTACCAGTTTGTCCCTGTGTCGTCCGACTCTTCAATGCTGAAATCTAGCGTTGGTGTCGTACCGGTAACCGCAGTCACCGGTATGCTCACGACGTAAGACATTCCAGACGCGGGGACAATTGCTGCCGTAGTGGCCGTGGCCGTAAGGGCTGCGGATGCAACGTCAGCAACAGTAAGCGGTATGCCAAGATTCGCCGAGGTGATTGACGATACTGTCGTTACGCCAGTTACTGAGCTGACGGTAGTTACAACCGGAAGCGTGCCGCCGTTAATCAAAACCGGGATTGTTTTGTCGAGTCGGGTGGTGCCCGCGCCATCAATTCCAACACGACCCTCGGGCCAGCTTGTGACAGACAGGCCGTGGTTACGCACTGTTGGGCGAAGAATAACTGCCCCGCCGCAGTTAGTCGACCCCAACGTCCCGAGAGCGGGAGATACTCGCGCGCCAAAAATGTTGAACACTGGGCGCAGTGTCATGACCGAGGTGGCCAGGTGGGCTACTTCCCATGCGCCGTCAAGGCTGAGGTCGTTTCCGTTTAGGTCTTGCCGAACCCCATACAGATCAACATAGTCCCCAAGGTTGACGCCAGCCCATGTTGTGTTGCCGGTTACATCAAGCCAGTTGCCACCCGCAGCCACTCGGCTGACCACAGAGCTGACCGTCTGCCCGATGATGCCAGGCTGATCGCGGCCGCCGTTGGTGATGACCACGGTGCCGCCATAGGTGGTGGCTGTCACTGCTGTTCCCCATACCAGCGTGAACGTGGTGGTGGTCAGTACGGTGACTTGCACAGGGACGGTAAGCGGTGCGAAGTTGGTAACGTCTCTAGCGCCTTTGACTGTCACCCAGTTGCCCGTAACCAGCCCGTGGGCGACTGCTGTAGTAACGGTTGCGGTGGTTGTTCCCGTCTTTGCTGCGCTCACAATCTTGGCGACTGGGCGAGACATGCTGATCGGCTTGTACAGCAGGAAGCGCGGGTACATCTGCGAGTCGCTACCCGGTTTTACGCTTGTGCGGGGGGTGTCACGCGGTGTCCAAGATGCCTGCGTTTGCTCGGCCTTGTCCATGACCACTGAGGCTGACGGCGTGCACTCAAGCATGAACCGGGTCGATGCGCGAATCTCGTATTGACCCCAGTTTTGACCGGCAACATAGGTCGGCGCAGTAGTCAGCGTTGCTACGCGTTGGTCTCCCAGCAGAGTACCGCTTACCTGGTTGTCGTCACCCCCAAAGATCGAAACGACAGACAAACTTGTCGCCGTGGTGCCACTCAGGCGCAGGCCGAAACCGTTACGTGCACCAGACAGGTTGCTGTAGAAGTTGACTTTTGCAGCGCCGAGTGTTGGTGTGATAGTCGCAACAGCGAGTGAAGGCAACGCAACTTCGTCTGAGAAGCCGACAGCAATCACCGTCCGATCAGGGCTGATGTAGTTGATACAGGCGTTTGGATAGTTCAGGCGGTTGTCCACCAGCCCAGTGATGTTGATCCAGTCGCCAATAAACACACCCTGATTTGTACCGGCCCCGGCAAGCGCAGTTGCCAGGGTGATGTGCATAACAGTACCAGCCGCCGCGTTGTATGCAGCGCCTTGCACCGCGCTGCTCTGATAGCAAGACACAATGTTGATGGGGGACGGCACTGGGTCTGGCCCGCCTTCCGCGTTGGAAAACAACGCTGCTGTGGCAAAGCTAATGCCCGTGCGGACGAAACTCGCGGCGATTTCCATCGCTGCCGGTTGTGCGACGGCCTTGTTGGTGTTGATGACAAACGACTCGCCGGTTGTCAGGGGTGATGCCGACACCGCAGTGATTGGCTGACCGTTTAGGCCCGGCACGTAGGTTACGAAGTCGCCACCTGCAGTATCAACACCGGTAAAACCGCCCCAACGAGTGGCAATCGCAATTGGGTCTTCAGCGTCGGGGATGGCTTGATCCACTTCCAACACCGAGGCAGTCTGCCCATTGAAACTGACCGGCAATGGCGTAGCCCGAATTTGCGCGTCTGTCAGCCCGGTTTGCGTGAAACTAACAGGCACGGGCGTCGCCCGAAGCTGCGCGTCAGTCAAACTCGGTGTGCCGACCAATTCAAGGTTCGCAACTGACGGGGCGGAAGCCAGCTCAAGCCCAGTCGTTTCGTTGAACCAGACTGTTGCGCCAACTTGCGACACAGTTGGCCCGGACACGTCCAACACGCGAGTCGCGGTTATCGTGTTCCCAATTGAGTAGCCAGTGGCCGCAGCCACTGCGCGAAAAGTGGATACGACAAGTTCTCGGTCAATCGAGGAACCGCCGCCACCGCCGCCCCCACCAGATACCGAAACGACGCCGTTGGCGTCCACTTGAACCGGCACCATCTTGCCCGCTGGGCCGATGCCGAAAATTACACTGTGACCGCTCATTGACGTTCTCCTAAATTAGTCTCAAACAAAATCTATTTCGCAACCTGCCTACTTGCGAAGTTCCTTGCGCAGCTCATCGAGAGTGCGTCGGGTTTCCATCTGCCCTTGGCGAATTTCAATCAACATTTCCCGGATAGCCGCGTCTTGTGCAGCATTTCGCTCACGCTGGTATGTCTTAGCCTCTTCGAGCACTACCACCCGCTTATCCATCGTTGACCAGCCGATCAACAGCGCTGCGAGCATCCCCAAAAAGGTCAGCAAGTGACCCGCATTGATCGTCGGGTCAAAGTGCAACCGCTTGCGGTGTTCAGATACGTCGTCCATGATTCAGGTGACCCCGTTTTGAATTGAAAATCAGGCGAAGCCATGCCCGCTGCGAGCGTTTGGTGGTGCCGAATACTCGTTATCGTCAATGCCGTCAGCGTCCCCGTTGTCATTTTTGGCAGGTGCATCAGTGGCAGGGTCACCGGCCGCAGGCGGGTTCGGGTCGGCCCACAGCCCCAACTCTTTCTCGCGCTCAAGGTCTTCGGCCCGCTCTTCATCAACTTCCTCGGGGTCGTCTCCGCGCTCACCGATGACGCTCGAACGGCTTCTGAAACCAGACTCGACCTCAAGCAACTTGCCCTGCGGGTCTTGGACCGGATGAATGTGTTGCCACCCGTGGGGCGACCACTTCACGTCTTTGACTGTGTTGAGTTCGCCCAGCGCCACGAGCCCCGCCAAAGCGGCTGCGTCAGCGAACCACTCGCGGGCGGGCTGGCACATCATGGGGATGACTAACTGCCACTGGCGCTGCTCGGCCAGGCGGCGAAACTCGTTGATCATCACGCGCAGAGTGCGGTCGCTCACGTCCTTGATGTCGCCGCTGAAAATCTCATAGGGCATGCCCGCGCCAGCGGCCGTGCCAAGGTGGCTGGTGCGTATGTAGTCGCTGTAGGTGGTGCCAGCCTCGGGCGGGTTGGAAAAGGTCATCTCTTCACCGGGCAGCAGCGTCTGCTGGATGCCCGGCTCAAGGCCAACCATTTGCGATCCGTTTGAGTCGTAGAACTTGGGCAGGCCCGTGTCTTCGTCCACCTCGCCGTCCCAGTTTTCTGGCAGGCTGCGTTTGATGGTGGCCACGAACAGGTTGGCCAGCTTCTGGCGCTCAAGCACAGCGTCCGCGTAATCGTCAACCCCCCGCAAGGCTGCCAACATTGGGGCGAGCATCGAGACGCCGCGCAACTGCCCTGGGCGCTTTGGCTCAAATATGTGGCGCATCTCTTCGGCAGGCACGCGCCAGAGTCGGCCCGCGTCGATGGTGGCGCTCATCTTGGTGTCGCCCGGGTGGTCTCTATAAATCCAGTAGGCGACCTTGCGGCCATACTGGTTGATCTCGACGCCGCTG